AAACGTAAAGCAATACGCAAAATAAATTCTCACCGGAAAAAAGTTCAAATTCGGTCAGAAACTTATTAGGCGCGCGGCATACGGGCCTACACGCACACACGCGAGCGCGCGACCCGAACACTTGTTCGAAACACTTGTTCTATTGTGAACCCCCGTCCCAAAAAGGCGGGGGCTTGCGGCGTTAAGGCACGCCCGGCAGCCACTCGCGGCATTATGAAACGAGGTCCCAATAAAGGCACGGCTTTATAACGATTTGATAACGACTTGCAACCCTTGCGCCTTAAGGACACAAAAAGCCCTAGCTTTGTTTTTAGCACCGGGAAACACCCGGGCAAAGACAAGGGGCGACACAATGGCAACAATAAAAAAAGCCAAGACAATAAAGCCACAATGCGCTAAGGGTGAATGCGTGAAGCTTTGGGACCTTGACGAAAAGTGCATACTTTGCAATAACGTCGTGACACGATGAGCGGCGAAAGTGTTGGAGGGGTTGAGCAATTCTTAATCCGGTCCGCGGCAGAAATAGCAGAGTCGCGCCATAACTTGATAAAGGAGTCACTGCATTACATTAGCGGCGATTTATTGGGGTTACGCCTTGCAATAGGACAAGGAAACCTAGAACACGCCCAAAGACTAGCTGCCGCTATAAAGCTTGACGCCGACGCAATAACGATGCAGCTAGAGAAACTACAATGAGCCGGGGCAGCCGTACCGTTGCAGCCGCTTGCTTTTTAGGGGTTGCATACTTGGCTTATCTGATTACGCGCATTCTGCAAGAAAATCCCGGGATACTTATGCAGATTATGCAGACTTACAGTTGAGCGCCAAAGGCACGCGCCGGGCAGCTATCGCCTTAGCCCTTATCGGCTACGGCCTAGCGTTTCTAAACCCCGGGCTAGGACTAATCGCCGCGCTATCTGCCGCGGTGTTGTATCTAATGACAATGACAAGGGGCAGCTAATGCCAAGAGTAACCACCGATGACGCTCCAAATTGGATAAGGCAGCGCCTAGCCTTTACAACCAACGGCGCTCTCGCCGCCACTTATCGCGGCTCAGATTACGTTGTTACGAGCTATACCAACGCCCTAGCCGTTGTTCTGCCGGACGGCGCTATCTTTTATAATGATGCGCTTTATAGCAAGACAACAAGCCACCATCAAGCGATAACCCGGGACGGGCTACAAGGCCCCGGCTTACGCGTTAGATACGATAACCCGGCAGAGTTTGCAGCAGCAACCGGACACCACGCAAGACTAAGAACTAACTAACCGACAGAGAAAGAGCGACTGATGAATGAATGGCTAAAGCAAGAAGAAGAATACGCACAGATTGCCGTGGACCTAGCGCGGCTTGACCGTGAGAGAACTCTGCACAGCAGAGAACAGGCGATACTCACTAACACTATTGGCTATCGCGACGGTATCCGCGCGGTTATAAATCACCTGGCAACGGAGGGGACACGATGAGAGCAACGGGCAACCTAGCAGGAGTAACATTCCTAAGCCCCCCCCGGTACCACCGGGACCAAGAACAATGGCAGCAAATAATTACTGAGAGCGGTTATTTCTTCACGGTTGACGCGATGCGTTGGTTTTCTTCGCGGATACTTTGGGACACTCTCGCGCCAATAGGTAACGATTATCTTTTTGTGAGCAGCGAACAAGACACCTACACCAGTCAACCCCGGGCCTACTCCGTGAGAGTTTGGACAATGGACGGCGGAGTGGACACCATAGGCGCATTGGGTGGACACACAACAAGGGCGGCAGCCTTGAAAGCGCTCCGGGAGGTCCTACAAGCCCAACAGGCGCGAGCTAACTAGCTAACCGATAGAAACACACCGACCCCCTAGGCCCAACGGCTTAGGGGGCTTTTCTATGCCCGGTGAACTAACCCCGGCAGCCTGCCGCGCCGCGACCTGCCCCCGGCACCGACTGAAGCAACCCGGCAAGCGGACCTGGCAGCCCGGCAGCCCGGCCCCGGTATCTGCCCCGCCGTATCCCGGCACGCCCTAAGGCTCTGAGCGGCGTTCTAAGGCGATAGCACCGCGCCCCGGTGTAATCATACCTAGGACCCGGGCAACCTGCCTACAGTCGGCAACATAGCACCCCCCGCGGCACTCCCCCGGAGTGGGTCCAGCCTTGACCTGCCGGAGCTTCAGGCACCCCGGCGCTGCTGTCGCGTATATTCCTGCGAAACTAAAGTTTTATGGTAGCCTGATTTGCATGGGTAGACCACCAAAACCAATCGAGCAAAAGAGACTGCTAGGAAACCCCGGACAGCGCAAGCTTCCTGATGCCCTAGCAACCATCTCTGTACCGGGAGGGTATGTGCCGCCACTACGCGACCTAGGCGAAGCAGGGCTGACGCTATGGGATTCCATCTTTGACAAGGGCGAACTGTGGATTAGCAGCCGCACAGACACTCACTTCTTGCAGATGGTTTGCGAGCAGCATGACCGCAGGCAGATGCTTATGCAGGTTGCCAACGCTGACCCTGAGAACTGGCGAGTGTTCAGGCAGCTACACGACTTAGAGGTAATGATTAGTAACAACATGGGCAAGCTCGGACTCACGCCAGCAGACCGCACCAAGCTTGGATACGCTGAGGTAAAGGCTCGTTCTAAGCTAGAGGAACTGCAACATAAGTGGAGTGCCAATGACCAACTGGCCACCTAGGTGGATAACGCCTGTACCTGACGATGCCCTTGCAAGCTCGCACGGCATGAAGGCGTCTGACTTTATAAACACCTTTGCTGTAGTTACAAAAGATTCAGTCGGAGGTAAGGCAGGTTCGCCAATGCGCCTTAGACCTTGGCAGATGAACTTGCTCGACAATGCCTTTGCTTCTCAGGGCGATGGCTTTAGGCACTCAGTCTCACTTGTCGGTCAGCCTAGAAAGAATGGCAAGTCGGCGCTCGCATCAGGACTAGCACTCTGGTCATTGCTTACTGGACCCCGGGGGGGCGAGGTTTACTCTTGCGCTGCTGACAAGGACCAAGCCCGCATCGTATTCGGTGAAGCCAAGAAAATGCTAGAACACGAACCTGAGCTTGCTGAGATGGCCAAGATTTACAGAGACGCGATAGAGATACCTTCTACTGGTTCGGTTTACAGAGTTCTATCTGCTGAAGCCTTTACTAAAGAGGGACTGTCACCCACAATGGTTATCTTTGACGAGCTTCACGCTCAGCCCACACGCGAGCTGTTTGACGTAATGCAACTTGCTCAGGGCGCACGCGGCAACATGGCAACGATGTTCTGTATCACAACCGCTGGTCAGAAGTCAGACAAGTCAGGGCAGGACTCAATCGCCTACAGCCTTTATCAGTATGGTCAGAAAGTGTCGAGAGGTGAGATAGAGGACCCTCGTTTCTTTATGGCGTGGTGGGAAGCAGAAGCAGACGCGGACTACAAAGACCCTAAGACTTGGGAAGATGCCAACCCCGGCTACGGAGATATCAATAGCATTGAGGACTTCAAAAGCACAGTCTTGAGAACGCCAGAGGCGGAGTTCCGTACCAAGCGCTGCAACCAGTGGGTGTCGAGCAACTTGACTTGGCTTCCGGCTGGCTCATGGGACGCCCTAGAAGGCGAGCGAGAAATAACACCTGACGACGAACTTATCATCGGCTTTGACGGCTCGTTCAGTGGTGACACAACTGTGCTTGTCGGTTGCACTGTAGAAAAGGGCGATAACCCACCTCACCTGTTTCTAATCAAGGCGTGGGAGAAGCAGCCTACCGACGACAACAACTGGCGAGTCAACATCACAGAGGTAGAAGATACAATCATCGCTTTCTGCGCCTCGCACCCTAAAGTCCGAGAGGTTGCGTGTGACCCTTATCGCTGGCAGCGCTCTATGGCAATCCTTGAGGAAATGGGACTACCGATTGTAGAGTTCCCATCTACTTCTGCCGCCCGAATGGTAAAAGCTTCCGCAACTTTCTTCGATGCGGTTATGGATAACAAGCTGACACACTCTGGTGACCCCTTGGTCGCTAGACACCTAGATAACGCTGTCTTGAAGATAGACAGCATAGGTCCCCGAATAGTAAAAGAAAAT